ACGGGGAGCTGGGAGCAATTAAATATTCCTGAAGACAGTAAAAATTATATTAAGGCTTTATTAGAAAGTGGTGATGATTTAATGCAAAAAGCAAGAATAAAAATTTCTACAATACATAGTGTTAAGGGAGAAGAATGTGACAATGTTGTTTTATATACTGATTTGGAACAGATCATATATGACTCAGCATTAAAGAAAGCAGACCCTGAACATAGAACATTTTTTGTAGGAATAACTAGAACAAAAGAAAATCTGTATTTAACAAGCGCAGGTTCAGATCACCAATATAACATAGGAGCACCAATAATATGACAAATAAAAAAATGTTTGAAGATGCATTTCCACAAGAAAGGCAGATAGGCGGAAGTCATTATAAATCTTTTCGCATTCAGCCGTATGAATTTATTTCAAAAAATAACCTTTCGTTCTTTCAGGGGAACGTTGTGAAGTATGTTTGTAGGTACAAAGATAAAAATGGAATAGAAGATTTAAAAAAAATAATTCATTATTGTGAATTAGAAATCTTAAAGCTTAAAGATGATAAACGTTAAATGCGTTGTTTGTAAAAAGAAAAATATTGCATTCAACTATAGCTATATGTGTAAAAAATGTTATAAGAAGAAAAGGAAGAAACAATGAAAGAAAAAGGCAGACAGTGGGATGGTAGATCAAGAGTACCTACTGACGAATATAAAAAAAATTACGACGAAATATTTAAGAAGGAGAAAAAAAATGAAACATCCGAAGATAAGAAGCAAGATACTTCAGATAACAGACAAGATAACTAGTTGGCATTTTAAAATATTTAGTTATGTAGCCAAGAAATCTAAAACTAGTTTATGGTTTACATTTCTATTAATGTTTTTAGCATTATATGAAGTATTTGAACACTTTGTAATTCCAGCCGTTTTAATTTGGTGGAGCTTAAAATAATGTTTGAAGTTGCCACAGAATGGAATTGTCCAGATAGTTATCCTAATTTAAAAGATGCAAAATATATTGCAATAGACTTAGAAACAAAAGATCCAAATCTTAAAGTAAGAGGATCTGGTTCTATTATTGGTCAAGGAGAAATTATTGGTATTGCCGTAGCCGTAGATGGTTGGTCAGGTTATTATCCAATAGGTCATAGAGAAGGTAATTTAGACAAAAGAATTGTTTTAGAATGGATTAAAGAAGTTTGTGCAACAGACTCAGTTAAAGTATTTCACAACGCAATGTATGATGTTTGTTGGTTAAGAGCATATGGAATAAAAATTAATGGTCATATTATGGACACAATGTTAATGGCCTCATTAATTGATGAAAATAGATTTTCTTATACGTTAAATAGTATTGCTTATGATTATTTAAGAGAAGTTAAAGATGAGAAAGCATTAAAAGATGCAGCAGAAAAAGCAGGTGTAGATGCTAAATCAGAAATGTGGAAACTTCCTGCAATGGATGTTGGTGCTTACGCTGAAAAAGATGCTCAGTTAACATTAGAATTATTTAAAATGTTATCAAGAGAAATTAAGAAACAACAACTAGAAGAAATATTTGATTTAGAATCAAGATTATTTCCTTGTTTAATTGATATGAAGTTTAAAGGTGTTAGGGTCGATGTAGAAAAAGCTCATCAATTAAAAAAACAACTAAGCACAGAAGAAGAAAAATTAATCCAAGAAGTAAAAAAAGAAACAGGAATAGAACCTCAAATATGGGCTGCAAGAAGTATTGCGAAAGTTTTTGATAAACTTTCTTTACCTTATGAAACCACAGAGAAAACTGGTGCGCCATCATTTACTAAAAATTTCCTTTCCAAACATCCAGACAAATTAATACAAAAGATAGCAAAAGCTAGAGAAATAAACAAGGCTCATACAACTTTTATAGACACAATATTAAAACACGAACACCGAGGTAGAATACACGCAGATATTAATCCAATTAGATCAGACCAGGGTGGAACAGTGACAGGAAGATTTAGTTATTCAAATCCAAACTTACAGCAAATACCTGCAAGAAATAAAGATTTAGGGCCAATGATTAGATCATTATTTTTACCTGAAATCAACCATAAATGGGGTTGCTTTGACTATTCACAACAAGAGCCTAGATTAGTTGTGCATTATGCGGCATCTACTGAGCCGATTTGTTTTGATGATTCTGTTTCTAATATAGTTGAAAAATTTAAAGATGATTCAGTAGACTTTCACCAAACAGTTGCTGATATGGCAAACATTTCTAGAACACAGGCTAAGACAATTAATCTTGGATTATTTTATGGAATGGGTAAGGCAAAACTACAAGCTGAATTAGGTTTACAAACTAAAGCAGAAGCTGAAAATTTATTTAATCAATACCACGAGAATGTTCCTTTCGTTAGAGATCTAATGACAAGCACTTCAAGACACGCTCAATTATCTGGATCAATTGGAACTTTACTAGGACGTAGATGTAGATTTGATAAATGGGAACCAAATCAATTTGGTATGCATAAAGCTATGTCATTTGAAGAAGCTGAAAGAACATATGGAAGAGGACAAATAAAACGAGCAATGACATACAAAGCATTGAATAAATTAATTCAAGGTTCTGCTGCAGATATGACTAAAAAAGCTATGTTAGATTTATATGAAGAAGGAATAATACCACATATACAAATTCACGATGAATTAGATATTTCTATAAAGTCTGAAGAAGAAGCCAAAAAAATTATTGAGATTATGGAAAATGCTGTTACATTAGCTGTCCCTAATAAAGTAGATTATGAATCAGGAGATACTTGGGGAGATATTAATGGATAGTAATGGCTTATTTAAATGCAAACACACCACCAATATATTGTCAAATTCGTCGAGAATATTTATATGACCTTAAAAAACATCACGGAGAAGTGCAAGATGCTATTATCTTTGGGCTTTCGGCGATCACAGGTCGTGCAATTCTTTTTCACGCAATTATGGAAAATGGTGCGGTATTCTACCGTCTACCGATATCTGCGTTTATACAGAAAAATTTTAAACCAGAGAACGTTCCTATCCGTAGACTGGATGAATTGGAGTTATGGAATTGTTTCAGTTATTATCCTGCTGTTACTACTTGGGATATTTTAGAATCACAATCAGGTAAATACATAGGAAAAGATAAAAAATGGCACAACGGTAAATATTTATTTACAGTTGACTTTGCACATCCAGAGAGTAATATTCTCGACACTGATCATTCAGAAATTCCGCACGAACATAAGTGCGCACACATAATGGCCCTAGAAGATGGCAATTATGCAGCTCAACCAAACAATCGAATAATATGGAACATTCCTTCATTTACAGTTAAGGATGATGTTCCTGATTGGAAAGTTCAAACATCTGAATGGAACGTTGAAGACATAAGTAAATGGAGAACCGAAGATACGGATAACTTCTTTTACGAAATTGAGGAGAAAAAAAATGGCTAAATCATATTGCAAAAATTGTGACCATAGATGTCATTGTAAAGGATCAGGATTTAATTCAGATACTACTGAATGCGGTTGTGGTTGTAATGATTGTATGTGTAAAGGTGAGCCATTGTTATTAACGGAGGAAAATATGGGCTGGATTAAGAAGCAGTGGCAAAAATTTATTGATTGGATTTTTGACGGATTTTATAAATAGTTTATGTCGAAGATAAATGAGGAGACTGCAGTAAAGACCGATCTGAAAACGATCGGGATGATCATTGCTGCTGCAGGTTTTGCAGTTTATATGTATATTGGTATGACTAATACCATCAATACACTTGAGACAAGACTTCAGTTAATGGAAGCTGATTTACTTAAAAAAGCAGATCAAGTTCCTGTTGACAAAGAGCAATTTTTTTTATTAGAAGCTTTGGCAGAAGATACTGAGAAACAACAAAAATTGTTAGATGAAAATCTACACGTTAAGGTTATGCTGGAAGCAGCTAGAGAAGATATTGAAAAGTTAAAAAAAGATGTTGAAAAGCTTAAAGACGCAACAAGAGATATTAAATTTAGTAATGGAAATGGAAACGGGCATTAACGCAGGGACTTTCCAGGAATATGATTATACTTGTGAAGACTTTGAATGTGAGTGGAAACAAATAACTGAATACTGGAGAATGAAATAAATGTTACAAGCAGTTATAGCCCTTTGTTTATTCATAAATGGACAATTAGTAGAACATAGAATCCAAGATTCAATATCAGACTGTCTTAAACACAAAAGAGAAGCTGAAAGAAATATATCTATGGATAATAAAAGGTTTATGTGTGGAGAAGTGGAGGCAGAAATGGAGTATAATTCTGATGGATCTGCTACGATAGGTAAAATTATAAAGGCAAAATAATGAGATACTTAATCATATTTTTAATGCTGGCAATTGTTTATGCCAGCCTAACTAGCTGTGGTAAAAAGCCCAACGTCTATGGACTAAAAGGATTTTTTAATGTAGAGAAGCAAAATGAAACTAATAAAAAAAATCATAAGTAAATTATTTGGCATTAAACAATGTCAATGTTCTAAACGATCTAATGAAAACTAGCCTATTGGTTCATAAACATTTAATTGTGCGCGCCGAATCCAAAAGGCCACCAAAAGATGAAGAGGCGATTGTAGATTGGATGAGAGATTTCGTAGAAAGTATAGGGATGAAAATTTTAATGGGACCATTTGCTAAGTACCTAGACATTCCAGGTAATAGAGGATTAACAGTTGCAGCGATAATTGAAACTTCACATATTGTACTTCATAGTTGGGACGAACTTAATCCTGCAATGATACAATTAGATGTGTATTCTTGTGGTGAATTTGATGAACACGATATTTGTAAAAAAATTGCAAAAGACTTTGAATTGACTAAGATAGAATATAAATATTTAAACCGTGAGACTGGACTATCAGACATCTCTGGAGGAATATTAAATTATCGAAAATGAAATGCCTTACGCAGATCCAATAAAAGCTAAAGAATATCGTTTAAAAAATAAAGATAGACAGAAATTTTTAACAAGAAGATGGTACTTGGCTAACAAAGAATTATGTTTAGCTAGATCTAAAAAATGGGCAGAAGAAAATAAACAACGTTCTAATGAAATAAAATATAAACATATAAAACAAAAAATTAAAAAAAATGTTGGCTATAAATTACAACGTTTACTTCAACGAAGAATTACTCACGCTTTAAAAGGAAGAGCTAAAATTACATTAACGATAGATTACATAGGTTGTACAACAGAAGAACTTAAAAAACATATTGAAAGTAAATTTACTAAAGGAATGAGTTGGGATAAAATGCATTTAATTCATATTGATCATATTAGACCTTGCGCTAGTTTTGATTTATCTGATCCAGAACAACAAAGAATATGCTTTCATTACACCAATTTACAGCCATTATGGGCGATTGATAATCTTAAAAAAGGTGCTAAACTAAATTATAAATGAAACTAACAGCTAATATAAGCTTAGACGAGTTAATAAAGTCACAAGTTGCCGAACGCAAAAACATTAATAATAATCCATCACCAATGCAAATAGAAAATTTAAAAGCATTGGCAGTAAATATTTTACAACCGATCCGTAGTCATTTTGACAGGCCTCTAATCATAAGTTCGGGATTCCGTTGTGCCCAGCTGTGCATAGAGATAGGATCAAAAATTACTAGTGAACATTGCGCAGACAATAAATCAGCAGCAAGTGACTTTGAGATTATAGGAATAGATAATAAAGTATTAGCACAATGGATTAGAGATAACCTTATTTGGAATCAGCTAATTCTTGAATTCTACAAGGAGGGAGAACCTTCAAGCGGGTGGGTCCATTGCAGCTATTCAACAGATTTAAATCGTAAGGAGTCATTGATTGCTTACAGGGAAGATGGTAAGGTAAAATATAAACCCTGGTAATGAAAAAGAAATTAATTAATAATTTATTAGAAAGTATTGAAACAGTTAGCGGTGTGTGCCCAGAGTGCCAAGAAGATACAATTTTAATTGCAATTGTAACAGATTTTTATAGATGTACTAATTGTGGTTTTGACGTGAAACAATATGTTAATGGTTCAATTAAATATTTAAAATTAGATGAGGAAGATGCTAAATGGCTAAAAAGAAACAGTCAATCGGAAGTATAACTTTTATCAAAGAGTTTCCTAGAAAAAGACCTGGCAGACACGCTAAGTCATACAATAAAAGAACAGTGAAAAGAAAAAAATCTAGAGGACAGGGTGTTTGAAATAGCAGCTGGTTACAAAGGTTTAGTCATAGCTTTAATATTAATTAACGGTGATTTATTAAAAGTTGAAACGCACGATTTAGATTGCGCTGTCTGGTGGGATAAGAATGTAATTACACACGAAAGAAAATATCCATTACCAAAACAGAATCATTATTTCCATACTTATAAAGGTGAGATTGTTGTTGGCTACCATTGTAGCGACGAGGAACCTAAGTAGATTCTTGTTCTTTACAAGAAAAATTAACTAATAACTTATTTTTATTTACTTCTTCGGGACCTATTTCTCTTATAGCACCCATAGCATTAATAAAACCTGCAGTTGCACAATCATAATGGTCTTTATACCTGCCAACTTCAACAGGTTGTGAACATTGTTGCGCTATAACAGAACATATTTGAATAACTAATAAAAATTTCATTTTACCTCTTGACTATTTTCGATTAAAGTCCTATATTAAGAATATAAACAAAAAGAAAGGATACAATATATGACTGACTTTAGCAAATATAAAAATATTACGGTCGATAATGACACGTATGCTACAGTTACAAAATTACAGACTAAAATGACCCCCGATGTCAAATTAAGTCGTAGTCAAGTAATAAAAACTTTAGTAAGAGAGAAAGCGAGAAAGTTAAATGGCAAACTTAAGGACTGAAGAAATAGATAAAATAACGCCTGAAAAAAAGCTTTGGATGGCTGTTTTATCACAATCTATCCACGATTCATTGTTTGGAAACTATAAAACTCTACAAACAGTGAATGATAGAGAAGAAGCAAAAGAATGGTTAAATCTTAGAAATAAAGATTTTAGAGAAGTATGTGAAAATGCAGGTCTAAGTCCTTATTTTGTATTTAATAATATTTTTAATGCAATAAAAAGAAAGGAAA